AAGGAGCCGACTGCGCCAAGCACACCAGGTCCAGGCCCGATCGCGAGTGCTCGCAGGCGAGTCGGGTATCGGCACGTTCGGCGGCACGGCACAGGCGAGAAATCGATTCTTCGCGGGTGAGGCAATCGCCGACGTGACCACCATCAACAAGAATCTGTTCAACCAGCTGTCGGCCATTCGCGCAGGGCTCGGCGTAAGCGCCGCGCAAATCGGCTCGGGCCGCGTTAACCAGGCACTGGCCGGCGTATCCGGCGGGATCTCCGGGGCAAGCACCGGGCTGGCGNTCGGCAGCGGAGTCGGTGAAGTGCTCAAGCGTCCACGCACCACCACCCTGATTGGATCACAATCATGAGCCAACTTGAATCGGGCAGCGCCCTGTTCGCATCGCAACGAAAGCGGAACCCGTCAGGCAGTGCAACGACACTGACGTCACCGACTCCGCTTGCATTGCCAAGCGCGCCGGCGCTGCCGGTGGCACAGCCGATCGCGAACAACCAGGAGTCGCAGCAACTGTTGCAGGCGCTCGGGCTCGCGGGCCAGACCGCCGCACGATTCGGCGCCTTCGCCGCCAACGTCAGACATCGCACCGAGGCGGATCAGGACTACGCCCTGCGTCAGGCCAACGGGTGGGCCGCATTGAAGTGGGGGACCGAGGGGCCGGCGCTCACACAGAGGATCCTCCTCGGCGAAGCATTCATCGATGACATCCCGATAGACCAGATCGACGAATGGTCGATCGAGGCGGCGGGAGCTCTCGCCGGCCCCGATGCATCGCCTGAAACGATCGATCAGATGATCCGCATCGCCGCACCTGGCATCGCCACCGCCATCGCACAGCGTCAACTGGCCGTTCACGACGCGGACATCGCCGACAAGAACACCCGCATCATCGCCAGTGCGTCGAGAGCGAACACGCCCGAAGAGTTCAACGAACACATCAATGACCTGATGGTGACCAACAGCGTGTCCCGTGAAGCGGCACAGGGGATGATGCTCGACACGCTCAACCGGTTCGCCGCCAACGGCAAAGATGACGAGGACCACATCACTCGGTTCAATGCACTGGCCGAGGTACTGGCAGAAAACTTTCCGCAACAGGTTGAGCAGGCGAGAGCCGTATTCAAAAGTGCAATGCAAAGCGAGCGTGACGATGCGGCGGAGGAGGTGAACGAAGATGTGGCCGGGTTCCAGAACGACCATAACTACACCTCCGCTGCGGTGGCAATCGAGTTCGCGTGGATGGGCGGCGAGATCTCCAACGAGCATAAGCAGAACATGCTCGATGAGAACGAACAGCGGCGCAAGTTCCACGTCAAGGAGGTTCAACAAGTAAGCCTTGACACACTGTACCGCGGCATACTCAGCAAGACGATCGAGCGGCAGGATACTGTTGACGCCGACGGCAACCATGTCGAGGGCTGGGAGTCAGCCATCCTGCGGCGGATGAACATCGAAGACAAGGAACACCCTGATTACATCTCGCCGAGCGTGGCGCAGGCGCTGCTGGGGAAGGTTGCACAGCAAAGCGAGCGGGAGCGCAAACTCACCATCTTCTCTGCCGCCGTGGAGGGCACGCACCCGAGTTCCCTGTCCCCGCTCACACACGCCGAGTCGCAAAGGATCTACCTCAACGAAACGCACGGCGTGTTCGATGGGCTCGGCAAACTCACCAACTCCAGCGCGCTGTGGCATGTCCTCGCCAAGAGCAACTTCGTGTCAAGGGACACCGCACACCAGATCCGCGGCAACATGAACAACGACGACCCCGAATCATTCAGGGAAGTGGTCGGACTGTTCTCCAAGCTCAGGGCATCCGGCGACAGCCATCTGATCGACGACATCATGGACGGCGCCGATCGGGCAACCAAGCATCGCATTGCGTTCATCAGGACCGAACTCGATCGCAACATCGCCATCAAGGATGGCGAACTCGACCTGCTCGCCATTCACGCCGCAGGCATGCCCATCAAGCCCGCGGAGTTCAACGAGGAAACGTGGGTTCACAACGATGACGTCGACGTCGCTCAAAAGACGTTTGACCTGGCCAACGAATACCGAAAGACTTTTGACGGTGTACTGACTGGTTACTTCTTCTCACGGGAAACAGACACCCCCGCCGAGGTCGACTGGAACGAAAACGTGCTCGAGGCGATGCAGGCCAAGTTCGCCGAATACTACAATCAGGCATCGTACAGCGGCATTGTCCCCAAGGATGACAAGCTCGCCTACGCACGGCGACACACGCAGGCGTGGATGAACCAGAACGTCGACTTCCAGTGGACACCCAAATCGCAACTAGTGCAACCGTCACTCAGCACCGGGCTCGATCCCCGGTGGCGACTCGGCTCAGGGAGCATGGAAGAGATAGTCGTCCTCATGGAAGAGAACGGCCTCGAGTCCGACTCGCTCATCGAAATGATGCCATGGACGAACCCGGCATTCGATCCCAAGGAGATCAACCCCGACACCGGCGAACCCTACACGCTGGCCGACAAGCAGGGCTACGCCTTTATCATCAGGGGCGACGGCGGCAGACCGACACTGTGGACGAAGCAGAAGACAAACAAAGACGGCGAGCCATTCTTAGAGGTGCAGGTGTTCCAGAACTCGGAACCGGTACGGGAAGCGGTTCTCGACGGACACACCCTGCTCAAAAACAGGATCGCCGAGTTCGACTACAACAACTACGGCATTGAACCCGAGGGGTTCAGCCCGCCACCGCCACTGGGCTACAATGAACTCAACGAAGCCATCATCAGCTTTGAATCCAACAGTCCCTGACCGGAGACAATATGCCACTGATCAGCACACCATTTCCGCAGGCAAATGTCGACGACAATCTCGCGTTTGCAACGTCTGCCGATCGGCTCATACAGGAGCTCGTCCGCCAGGCCGAGATCGGTGACATGGCCGTGACGATCGGGCAAGAGGAGGAAGACAAACCAAGCTTGTGGGAAGTCCAAGGTGCATTGGTCGGCACCGGCCTAATCTTCTCTTTAATGATGAACATGGAAAAGAACAGGATGCGACGAGAGATTGAACCCGAGGGGTTCAGCCCGCCACCGCCACTGGGCTACGATGAACTCAACGAAGCCATCATCGGCTTTGAAGAGGCAACGGCACAAACCAGCCTGATTGGTCACATGAACGCGGTAAACGCCATTGACCACCACTACCTGCCATCAACATCGACACTGCCCCAAGAGCTGGAGGTCAAGCCGCGATACAACCCGTATCGCGATTCGATCAGCCCGTCGGACATGGAAAGACCCGACTGGATGGAACTCGTCAAGAAGAGACACTTCGACAACGCCCTCGACGAGAATGATTTCCAGCACGACATGGCAGTGGGGTTCCAGTACCTACGCGACGTCGAGACACTGGAGCGTGCAAGCAACGGCCAACTCGCCACGCTCATGATTGCGCAGATCATCCTCGAGCTCGGGGCCACCTGGGGCACGGCCAGCTTCCTGCGGATCAAAGATCTGGCGATGGTGAGAAACATCGAGAAGATGCGCCGCTCCGTGAAGATCGCAGGCGGCATCGGGTCAGGTGCGGCGTTCGGCCTCGCCTATGAAGAGTTGCTCAATCAGTATCAGCCACTCAGCGAAGTGAAGGGGCCAAGCAACGAGCTCATGGCGACAATTCTGCCGGCGGCATTTGGCGGGGTTCTCATAGGCGGCGGGTTCGGGTTGGGCAAGTTGTTTACCGGCAAGGGTCCGTTCGGCGCAGGCAGACTGATGTCCAGAAAGCACGTCAAGCGCGTCCGCAAGGAGATGGACGACTTCTTCAACGGCACAGGCGACAACGATGAGTTCTACGTTCGACCTGCACCGTCCGCCCTGCGTGCGGCCACACCCGACACGCCGGTCAGGTCAGGACTCGGAGATGAACTGGAACGCAACAGTCGGGAGCTCGATGAATTGCTCGAGGTCGATGATCTGGAACTGGCCGACGGCAGGGTCGTGACCGTACTACACATCCCCGGCGACAAAAACCACGCCAAGCTCGAGAAGCTGCGAGACAAGTGGCACAAGGCCGGTAAGTTCCTGCCCGAGTCAACTCACTCGTCACAGGGCGACTACGAGATGTACGTCAGGGCGAGCGACTTCCTGGGCACGAGGGATGTGAGCATGGTCGCCGACGACGTCGACTTCGAACGAGGCTGGATCAGTCGCGCGGTACACCGCGGCGAACGCATGTACGCGAGGATGCAGCAGGTCTTCACGCCGGGCGGGCGCATGGAGCACATGATCCTCGGACGGATCACCGATGCGCTGCGGACAATCGCTCACGTCCCGTCACTGACCAAGGGCAACGTGCTGAACCCCACGATATACGCACAGGGACCGGCAGCGGAAAACGTCCAGATCAAACTGAAGTCATGGATGAAGACGCTGAACCGAAAGGTGGATGAGCAATACAACCAGGCACGAAGAGCCACCGGCAGAGATGGGATCATCCAGTACGGCAGTCAGAAGATCCAGACCGGAATGGTGGTTGGTGAAGGCGGCGAACTCAACCCGGGACGGCGCGGGTTCGACCGAGCCGTCAGCGACTACCGCTGGCGACAGGCAGACCGGGCACTGGGCTACGACGTACCCATGCCTGAGAACGTACCGGACGAGATCATTGAAGCGTCACGACTGATCAGTGAATACAAGAAGAACATGCTGAATCTGCTGGAGAAGCATGACATGCTTCCCATCGGACCTCGAGCGGTAGTCCGAGCAGCGGCTGCGGCAGACGACGCAAAGGCGCTGGTCAAGAACCTCAAGACCGAACGCGATGCGATGCTGAACATCGTCGGCGACAAGAACGTCCAGCAGCGTCGTGCGGACTTCGAAAAGGCTGAAGCGGAAGCAAGGGAAAAGGCTGAAGGGATCATGGCGGGGCAAACCATCGAGGAAGCAGCGGACGATGTGGGCACCCCACGCCCACTGGAATCGGACCCCGACCCCGCCGTCCGCGCCGTTGCCAAAGCCGACGACGATCTAACCGATGACGAACTTGTCGCCATGGCGCAGGAGATGGTGGACTTCAACGCTGCGGCAATCGCCCGAAGGGACGCAGCAGAAGCGGCTGGAGACAGAACTGCCGCCCGGCAAGCCGAAAACGACATGGTCGATTCTGGCGGCGGTGTGATCGCAGCCAATATCCGCAAAGCGCTGGAAGAAGGCGACATTGACGAACTGCGGCGACATCTTTCGGCGGGCGATGAGACAGCCGGATCGTTCAGGTTTTGGAAAATAAAGAAGAAGGAAGATCTTGGAAACGCCGCTCCCGCGTCCCGCCCCCTCGACGACATCACAACCGAACTCGACGAAGCTGCCGGTCAGGGTGCCGACGTCTACCAGGAAGCGCTGAAGATCGAGTACGGTTCGGTTCACGCATCTCCGTTCGAAGCCAAGCAGCGACTCAAGGGATTGCGGGATGCCGAGCCGCCGACAGCCACCACGCAGGTCGAAGGGCAAATCGATCTGGCCGAAGGACGCTTCGCACGCACGCCGCAGGAGTACGGCGACTCGCTGGAAAACGGACAGATCATCACCGACATCCACGGCGACGAGTGGCAGGTCGGATCGGACATGGACGGGTCACGCCTGCTCAACCGCGTCAACGATGTCGACGGTGCGATCGAAGACCGCGGCGTGGCGTTCGACTCCGACGAGGGCAAGGAGATCCTCACCAACGTGCTGGGCGCCGAGAACGAACGCATCGCGCAGCTGCGAACGCCTGCGATGACCAAGGCGAGCGCCAGTCGAAGCATCGACGCACTGAACACCGAAGAATTGCGGCCCCGAGGTCTGGCACTCAAAACACTCAGGGACGACGTCGCACTCACCGAAGGTGACTCGCCACTCCACGAAGGCAAGTTCTGGTTCACCGAGAAGCAGTGGGAATCGTTCAATGCCGATCAGCAACGAGTGTACAGGCGGCGCGGTGCCGGCGGCGGGGACAACCGCAAGGCCGCAGCAACCAGGAAGGTGCTCGGGCGAGATCAGTACAACGAAGCGATCGACGACTTCCGGCTGAACAAGGACGAGCGCCGGGCACTGACCGTGGAACGGATGCTGGCCGGCAACGTCGAAGATGCCCCATCACCCGCAGCGTACCGGGCGGCACAGGTGCTCGGACTGTTCGACGACTCCGAACGCACCGGTCTGCTGAACATCGACGTCGACCTGAGAGCAGCTGAACGACAGGCGGCGATCGCCACCGATGCGGCAATTGCGGTCGAGCGGCGCGTGGGCGCCATGGAATACATGCTCGATCGCGTCTACGACAAGAACCTGATCAACAACAATCCCGGCAACCTGGCCGACGGGTTCTCCGTTGAATCCATCAGCCCCGAAGGTCTAACCACATACAGCGGCGGGTTCATCAACCGGATCGCACTCGCGTTGCGACAGGCACACACTCAGGGCTACGACAATCCCGGGCGCGTGCCGATCATGAGCGCAGTCCTCGCAGACATTAAGAAGAACGATCCGAACATGTTCAACCGATTCCATCAGGGCTTGATCAAGGAATGGGACGGCAATCTGTTGAGCCCCGACGAACTGGCAAGAGGTCTGACCGAAGGCGACCTGCCCGAGGAGTTCCGACGGATCTACGGCGAGTGGCTGGACCGCAACCATCTGAACATCGCGGACCACGCACGACGAACGCTGACCGACCTCGAGGAAGACCACGGTGTCATCACCGCACTGGCACAGGCGGATCCGCTGTTGCAGCGCGTACTGGACATCCCCGACAGCCCGATCGCCGACTTCCTGATCCGCGACCTGAACCGAATCAACGAGCGATACCACCACGCCGTGGGCGGGCGACTAGCCGTGAAGACCGCCATCGACGAGAACCCGCACATCTGGGAAGGCGTGAAACTCAGGGACGGCACGCCGGTCACTGACGGCGAGGCGATGATCACGTACCTGAAAGAGGGCGCCACAGTAGCGCATGCGTTCGCATCCAAGGCCGGCAACCGCCAGGCCATGCAGGACATGAAGAACCTCGAAACGATCATCGACAACTGGTTTGCCAAACCGCTGCGACAACTCGAGGGGCGAGCGGCAATGCCGACCCAAGGCTCATACAATCGATTCGGCAAGTCGATGCTGAACATCGGACTGAACACCACGTTCATGAACAAGCTCGGCGGGGTGGCGTTGAACATGTGGAACGACCTGGCCCCGCTCACCATCGCCATGGCCGTACGACCACTGCACACCTTCAGTGTGGTTCGCAGCGCGATCCTGAACATGGATGACATCAGCAACAGGGACATCGCGTTTGTGGGTGGACTGGACGACGGGTTCGGCAAGTTCCAGATCGGATCCGAACTCGCACACGAAGAAGGCATCGGGATGTACGACACCGGCAGGTTCATGCGAGGCCTGCGCGCCACCGAACTGGGCACCCAGTGGGCCTCGGAGAAGTTTGCCAACCTCACCGGCATGACATGGATCAACGACAAGCAGAAACGAGTCGCCAGTGCCCTGGTCCTCGACAAGGTAGTCACTCTCAGCAAACGCCTGATCAAGGCCGACGAGTTCATGACATCCGGCATGTCCCGGCGCGCGGCACTGCGGAAAGCGGGATTCAAGGACTTCTTCGATGCCGGTGAAGTCAACCGCATGGGCCTGAATGCCACCCGTGCCCGGCGATTCCACAAGATGATGTACGCTCACGGCAAGACCGCCAAGGGCGAGAAGATCATCGACGTCATGAGCGAAGAGGCTTACCTCAAGTCCAAGGCGGTGTTCCACCCCGACTTCGAGGGTTGGGATCTGCGGCTGGACTCGGATCAGTCGATGGTCAATACCGTCACCTCCCAAATCGCCGGTCATGTCCACCGCCACCTGGTCGTGACCCCGGGCGTGTTCGACAAGCCGCTGTGGAACCTCACCGGGTGGGGGCGGGTGTTCAACCAGTTCCAGTCGTTCAGCATGGCATTCGCCAACCAGCGGATCAGCCCGATGGCACAGATGCCGTTCTGGATGCAGGCGCCATACATGGCGACGTACGTCACACTCGGTGCGATGACCGATGCAGCACAGAATGACCTGTCGGGTCGGCGCACGCTCAGTGAAACCGCCCGCCTGTGGGCCAGCAACCCAATGGCCATGATGTACGCCGCAGCCGAAAGATCCGGCCTGCTGGGCCCGATGGCGCGATGGGCATCGGCCATGGCGATGCTCGGTCTGCCCGCGGCACCCAGCAACCTGCTCGAGAACCAGTCCGGCACCTCGGCGGCACGGCACGTCACGGGGAACAACATCCTCGGCTTGGCAGGCCCGCTACCTGCGGATCTGGGCAGGCTGGCCATGGTCGGCATCGACCTGCTGTCCGGTCAGCAGGACAAACACACCATCTTCAACGCCTGGAAGCTCGGGTGGGCACAGAACCTGCTGCACATCCGAGCGGCGCAGCGACTGCTCGGCCTGGCCGGCAGCGACCTGCGCATCACACCCGAAGCGTTCATGAGAGAAGAGTTCCAACGCAATCGCGAAGTCAGACCGTAAGACGCAATTAAGACGCAAACAAGCAGCAAATAGGACGCACCCATGAGCCTTCGCGAAGACATCGAGAACAAACTGGGCGAGAAGCTGCTCGAGGCGCTGGAAGCCGAAATCGTCGAGCCGGCGATCCTGTCCGCCGCTATCCGGTGGATGGCGATGACCGCCAAGCAGGTCGGACCCGACGACGGATACCTGCAATCGATCGAGGCGGCGATGAAGTCCGGTGGCCAACTGCCCGACATCGACCTGAGCCAGGTGGGCCGCGATGAGTGATCACGTCGCGAAATACCTCACACGACTGAAGAGCGATCCGATGTTCTTCATCGACCAGATCTGGAAGATTCAGAAGCTCGACGAGTATGCGGATCTCGGCTGGGTCGAGAGGGACATCATCGACTGGATCATCAACGGGCCCAAGCAGCGTGGCGCGCTGGCCCCGCGGGGGTTCGGCAAGACGACCTTCGGCACCTGCGCCTACACGGCGTACCGGCTGTTCGAGAACCCCGAGACGAGGATCCGCGTCATCTCCAAGTCGAGGGGCAAGGCCAGGGAATTCATTTCCCAGATCCGGACGTGGATCAACACCACCCCGTTCATGAGTCACCTGCGGCCCCGGACGCCGACCGCCGACCTGCAATGGACCGACAACGTCGACCAGTTCGACGTCGGGTGCATCACCCCGACCAAGGATCCGTCGGTGGCGGCACTGGGGATCGAGAGCCAGCTTGAAGGCGGTCGCGCGCACATCGTCATCGCCGACGACGTCGAGACTCGGGAGAACACCCAGACCGTCGAGGCCCGGGAGGATCTGGCGGCGCGCGTCGACGAGTTCACGTCCATGTCCACCTTCGGTGGCCGGGAGGTGATCTACTTCGGCACGTTCCACCACGAGGAATCCCTGTACCTCAAGGAGTCCGAGAAGGACGTCGCCTTCAGGACGTGGCCGCTGGTCTACCCGTCACCCAAGGACGAACAACTCAACCTCGCCCCGTCCATCGTCAGGAAGCTGGAGGAGGGCGCCCGATCCGGGGATATCGTCGCGGACTACCGGATCGATCAGGAATACGTCAATGAGCGGCTGGCGCGGGGCAGAACCTACTTCGCGATGCAGCAGCAGCTCATCTGCAACCTGGGCGATACCGCCCGGTATCCGCTGCAACTGTCCGACCTGATCGTCTTCCCCTGCAACCCGACCAAGGCTCCCCTGTCCATCGCGTGGGGCAGGACCAACAACTCCAACCAGACCACCCGCCTGACCGACCTCTCCCACTACGGATTTCAGGGTGACGGGCTCTACTCCCCGATCATGTTCGACGAGCAGTGGGAGGACTACTCCGCGGTCAAGATGTGGATCGATCCCGCCGGCAAGGGCAAGGACAAGACCGGGTACGCGATCGTGGCCCACCTGAACGGATGGCTCTACACGCTCGCTGTGGGCGGCCTGACGGGCGGCTACGATCCGGCGACCCTCGACACCCTCGCAGACCTCGCCATGCGTCACGGCGTACGTGAGGTCTTCGTGGAGGACAATTTCGGCCAAGGCATGTTCCAGCCGCTTTTCGAGCCGGTGCTGACCAAGAAGTTCACCGGCCCCTGCGACGACCACCCCCACGGGTGGGGAGCGTCAGTCGAAACCATCCGGGTGTCAGGGCAGAAGGAAGTGCGGATCATCGACAACCTCGAGCCGGTCATGAACCAGCACCGGCTGGTCATCGACCTGAGCGTGGCCAAGAACGAAGCCCTCCAGAGGCAGCTCACCAGGATCACCCGTCAGCGGCAGTCGCTGGAACACGACGACGAGCTCGAGGCGCTGGCCATGTGCGTCAGCAGGTGGCAGTACGTCCTGCATCAGGATCCCGAAGTCGCCGCTGAGAACAACCGCCAGAGGTACATCGACGAGCAGATCGAGGAGTTTCAGAGGTGGTCAGGGGGCAAAAACCCGTCCAAATCGGGCTGGGTGCAAAGAATTTGAAAGTTTTTTTGAGGTGCTTTGTTGTGTATCTGTTCGGGGATAGATTTATCAAAAGCGGCCTTGGCGCTATCAGGAAGGCCGAAATCTAAACGTTTAGGTTTTTTTCTTGTGCGCACCGCGAGAGACTTTTTTGAAATTAGGGCTTGACATCCTACAAGACTGGGATATTCTTAGGTCATGGTGACAGAACGAACAAAACTCGCCACGGATAACGCAACCCCGTGTTCTGTCACCAGCAGTACGGGGTTGTTTTTTTGCGCACCTGCGGGGGAACCCGCGGGTCGCTTTTCTCCTTTCTTTCTCCTCTCCTCCTCCGCTCCCACGCGCGGATCACACCGCTGTGGGAGTTTTCCTGATTCATCCTCAGCCACGGCAGGGATGCCCGGCTGGGGGTTCACTTGCCTTCCCCATGAATCACCCCATCCTCGGGACACCGGTGGTGGGGTTTTCCACTCGCATGTCAGCGAGTCTCCAACCTCTGCCCGCCCAACAGCGGTCAGGGGTTTTCAGCCATGAGTAACGCACGATCCATATACACCAGAGCTCCCGTACCCGGCGTCGACCGGGCTACCAGGCTGGCCATCCTCGCGGCCCAGTCCGCAGACCAATCGCTCGACGATTCCGACCTCACCGCCGACGGCGGATACCTCGGCGAAGACGAGCTCACCCTCCGCAACCTCGCGGCGATCGGCGGGCGCGTCGTCAACCAGATCTACCACTTCGAAGGTGACTTCTCCTACGGCTGGCTCGGTATCAACGTCGCAGGTCGAAACTACATGTTCGATGTCACCCACGCAGAACAGTTCGCGTCAGCTGACTGGGCCACCTTCCACACCCGGGTCGCCGCCGGCGTGGCCATCACCCCTGACGCCAAGTGGGCCGGGGCCACCGGCACCGGCGGGGCAGACTACCAGATCGCCACCTTCGCACCAGCTGGCGGTGGCGGCATCGACCTCTACATCGCCAACACCGCACATGACAGCCTGCTCGTCGGCGATGTCTATGCAGACGTCAGCAGCAACAGCGGACCCGACAAACACATCTACATGGGCCTGATCATGTTCACCAGCCCGGCCTTCAACACAGATAACTCACCGTGGAGCGTGGCGGAACGATAATGCCAGAGCAGGCCGAATATCTGGACTACCAGCGAGGACACCGCCAAGGGTGGATCGAAGGCGCAAGGGCCATGCACACCAAAGCCCTCAGACGATTTCGACCGGGTGACGCACAGGATCTGATGTCCAGCACTGAGGTCATCGCCGACGAGCTCGCGTACGCAGCAATCAAGAAAATGGACCCGCCCCCGTGGGTGGGCGAGCAGGACGCTCCCGATCCGGCCTGACAGCCCGAGCGGGAATTCACAATCGAAGGCAGCGGCCCGTAACGGCAGCACAGCCGGCCAACCCCATGGGAGTGCACGCTGGGGATGCTACATACCCCCCGATTCAGCATGTCGAATTGTCAAGAGGATATGCAATGGCAGTGTCTGACCGTGAGGTCTGTTGACGGACACCACGGCACAACACCGGGCACCGCCATCCAGTGGAACCGAGAACTCTGCCCCTCCGCTCGATAAACCCTCCACTGGCGTGTGGGTCGCTGAATGCACGAACAAAACGATTCAGCCGGTTGCGACGACCCGGCTCCATACCAAGGAAATCCAACCTCACCGCTCCTCACAGGAGGGGCGGTGTGTCTCTGCTTCCCTCACCACCCAAGGAGCAGCAGCATGAAACAGAAGCGCAAGCGAAAAACCAAAGGATCCTGGAGGGAACTCCTGGAACAGGAGACTCCCGAAGATAAACAGGATACCATCCGATCAAGACAACTCATGCAGGATCTGGATGTCAACCAGATCCGGAAAGAACAAAGATGCGATCTCTGAAAGGATCCACCCATGCAAGACCTCAACCTCGCAATCGATCTGGAACAACGTCTCGATAAGATGACCGAAGACAAGCTGTCGAAGGTCATCGACCTCCTCCTGGACGCCAGACATGTCAAAACCTACCCCGATGAGAAACCAGACTTCGGACATCCTACCCATGCCGCATCCCTGCTGATCGCCGGCTGAAAATCTGAAAAGATCACTCGCGCGATGCTGGTTAACTGCGTTAAGGCTCACCAGACCCCCCCTACCCCCCACCAAATGCCGAACAACAAAGAGGTCTTCTGAGATCCTTTTGAGCTGCTTTCCATTTTTAATCGGTGTGGCCGGCACTTCATTTACCTGTTGCTCGAGGTCAATCGGTAAAAGGAGTACCTGGATTGCCGGATGCTACCTGGATGCCGGGACCGATCGATAGAATTGCTGGGCGCATGCCCACCGATGTCCTTTGAGATTGAGTCTCAATATCATCGACGGTTTGCCTTTTGCGTCATCCATATATCTATTGACTTGGCGGGGCAGATAGCCGATGATGGTGGTAGGCAATATCGCCTAGCGATTGGAGCATAGGACAATGGCAACGCACACCACTAAAGTAGCGCGGATCACTGCGGCATGGCATCTGTATCGGGACATGGATAAGGAGGCGCGGGATCGGATTATGGCAGTATGCGGCGAGTCGCACGATATGCTTGACTTCGTCGATGCGGTAACGTCTGAGATTGGCATGTCTGATCAGTACAATCGCGACTGGTTACTTGCTGGCATCGCCAAGTATGGGATCGGACCGACCGACTGACCTATTCAAATCGCATCCCTTGACGGGGATGCGATTTTTTTTGCGCAATTACGCGCCGGAGATTCTGACATGATTCTACTATCGTCGGGGACAAGCAACACTAAGTTGCGGAAGTCGGACGGGCGGGGATTCTTGTGTTTTGGGTTGTCGCTCCGCCCGTCTAATTTGTCGGGCTACAATGTATGCTCGCATGCTGGGCATTGCGCCCGCTTATGTGTACTAAGTGTCGCGGGCCGTTCGTGCATGCCGAGTGTGCAAGCGGCGCGCGATCGCAAGACAAGGCTACTGTTTGAAGATCGGGCGCAGTTCATTGCCCAATTGGCCGATGACATCGGGCGTGCAGTGCGATCGGCCAAGCGGCGCAATCTGGAATGTGCGATACGTCTCAATGTCGCCAGTGATTTGCAATGGGAACGAATCGCACCGAGTCTGTTGGATGTGGATGCTACCTATTATGATTACACAAAAGTGCCCAATCGGATCACGCCCGACAATTATCACCTGACATATTCGGTCAATGAGACTACCGACCCATCGGACATGTCGGCAATGTTAAGGCGTGGGACAAATTGCGCCGTCGTGTTCGATACCATTTACAATCCATCCCGCGCGGACGTTCGCCCGCTGCCCAAGCGCTGGCGTGGACATCGGGTGATTGACGGGGACACTCACGACTTGCGTTTACCTGCGTTCGATGGGTCGGGCGTGATCGTAGGCTTGCGTGGCAAGGGCGGTCGGGCCGTAGTTCGCGACGGTGTGCGCCATGGATTCATCCAGCGCACGCGCGGCGGTGTGATGGACGTTTACGGCGCGTCCGATATGTCGTGGATGTCGGGGGTTATTACAGCGACCCGCTCCGCGTAGCATGTGGTGACATTCTGATCCCAACTGGGCCGATCATGGGATCGGCCCTTTCTATGCGCCACCTGGTATCAGGTGTAATCGGGTCCACATTTACCTGAATGGATCTCGAGCTGCTGCTGATGATTGCCGGCAACAATAGGTAAAGGTGGTCCCGGCATTACCTGATTGCCGGCAACAGGTAAATCGAGTACCTCGAGCACCTGATACCAGGGGGTAAGAGGTAAAACAAGTACCAGCTGACCTGGTTGCCGGCAATCAGGTGCTCGAGGGTCCGTGTTTACCCAATACCCACGGCATCACCAATGAGGCTGGCCGCGCGTGCGTGTACCCAATGCCCGATCAGTACCCAATGCCTCGCGTAAACCCAACGCCCGCGCGCATCCCATTGCCCTGCAAGGGGATGAAAAATACTTCACAAAAGTGGCGGAACCCATTGCGTTGGTCGATAGATATATGGTACGGTGGTGACACCTAACCCAATGGAGACTGACATGCTGACTGCTGACACGATTGACGAAGATCACCTGAATAACTGCTTCGATGAGCCGGAACTTGTGCAGTGCTGCCAATGCGGGGGCATGTACGATCCGGCCCATGTCTCATGCCGATGGTGTGGCTGGGTTGATCCCGAAGCGCTGTTCTACTCACAGTTGGACGATGACCACACCGTCGTGGCTCGCCGCCCCTCCGATGACAACGCACCCCTTTGAATGGAGCATGACATGACATTCGCAACCAAAGAAGAGGCACTACAGAATGCACGCACGGCGAGGCGCGAGTCGGGTGACCCGCACTACGTTGTTGCCACATGGCGCAGGTCCACGTTTGAGGCGGCGTGGACAGTCACTGATCGCATGCCCATGTTGGGCGAATGGTACGACGCTGACGGTCACCGGCACGGTTAACCCCCAACCCAACGGAGACACTGACATGACCGAAGAGCAAGCAACACAACTGGCGGAGATCCTCGGCGGGTACGCATGGCATTCAGGTGGTGGCATCTGGTTGCACCGCATCGACCGTACCGATGGCATCACCGTGCTGATCGGTGAGGATGTGGTGTGTGCGTACGATGAACGTGCCAACGATGACGCAGTGGGATCGGGTGAATGCAATGCCGCCATCGGCCTGACGCATCCCACACTGGAGGACATGGGCGCACCCACTGTCAACCACGGCGACACGTTCTGCCCCAACTGTAGGACGGTCGGACCCAAACCGTGCCGCCACTGCGGGTGGGCTGAACCGACCAAGCATGCCAACACCCTGCCCGACCTGCTGGATGATGTTCATGTTCATTCCGGCAGGTACACCCGCGAACAGATCGTTGTCATCCTCGCTGGCATCGACCGCAACGGCACGTTCACCGACAGTGACAGCGACCATGAGTTCGGCCACGGCAGGCGCATGACACGCAAGGATGCGATGCAACTGGTGGACCAGTGGTATGCCGACGCACATGCCAAGGTTCCCCCGCAGATCGGTGCTGTCATCGATGACATCCGCGCCTGCCCGAAGTGCGGCGACACCGACACCGAGCGCACACCCTCGCCCGACGAATTCAACGAGCGGCACTGCAATGCATGCGGTGCTGAGTGGCATGTGGTTGAAACCCACACGTTCGGTGGCCTCAAGGATAAGTGAATCTCCACCACGGCCCACCCTTGACGGGGTGGGCGTGGTTTTGAATCGACACCCCTTTTGGAGACTCCACCATGCAAGCGAACGAAACGACCTACCAAGCCATGTTCTGGGGCCAACGGTACTGCGTCCGCGCCGACTGGTCGGATTTGACCAGCCCGATCTGGGTGCGGCTGGATGATGACCCATGGCTCAACGATCCGTACGGCAGGCAGGTCGCCGACGTGAGCCGATTCAATCACCCGTGGGAGGCGGCGATGGGGGATTGGCTCGGAGTTGGCGAAGACGATGACGATAAAACACTCGCTGTGATCGCCAAAGCAGTTGACAGCATGACCGAACTGGCGTAACCCCTTTCAGGAGCATGACATGGCATTGATCACAAGAGAATTGTTGAAGATGTTGCGAGGCGACATCAACCAAGCACTGGCCGAGGTGTGCAACAAGCACGACATCCACATCGAGTGCGGCAACGCATCGTTTGATCGTGAAGGCGGCAGCGGATCATTCAAGTTGCTGTTGTCCGCCATCGGGGCGGACGGCACGGTCGTGAGCCGAGAGGCGCAGGACTTCAAGGATGCCGCCAAGTTGCTGGGTCTGGACCCGTCCGATCTGGGGCGCACGTTCAGGTCCAACGGTGACACGTTCACCATCACCGGCGCAAACCTGCGCGCTCGCAAACTGCCCATCCTCGCTGAACGCAGCAGTGACGGCAAGACGTACAAGTTCCCGACCGACACCATCAAGATGCGACTCGCACAGAACTGACACACCCAACCCAATGGAGATTCGCAATGAACCCGCAAGACAAACGTGCATTGGATGACCTCGCCACAACCCTTGGCAACGCATCGAACACGTTGTGCGACATCAACTCAAGGCTTCACGCCGACCACGCCAGTGCCGTGGACCTGAAGCAACGCCACGGCGTGGCCTACCGTGGCATTCAGAACCGGCTGGAATCCATCCACCAGATTCTGGAGTACATGGATCAGAACTCAGTCAACGATGAGGTTGGCATCGGCAGCGTGGTGCAGTACGAACAGATCAACCGCATGCTTGAGGCCATCCGTGACATGGTGGTCGAACACCCCGGGCTGATCGAGACATGCACCTGCACCGGCAAGACAGGCCCGACCATCCCGTCCAGCAGTGGACCCACCTGCGCCCAGTGTGGTGACCGCATCCCGCAACCGGACACACGCTACGATCTGGCCCCGACGCTGATCAAGCTTGCCAAGCAGAAGATTCACAAGTGGGATAAGGATAGCGCAACCATGCGGCATCACACCACCCACTTTGTTGCCAACGTGCTGACTCCGTCCCGCCCGTGCATTGGTGTCGAGATTGATGATGACGGTACGGTGAGTGTGTACTACGGTTCAGCCAGTGAAACCACTCAGTTGTCCGACCATGAACATGCCGAACTGGCCCATTGGCTGATGACCGAAAAGCAGTGGCACTCCTGAACCACCACCCACCCTCTTACTGGAGCATGACATGACCGACGCACACTCTGAAGACGAAGTGATCCGACGCATCCTCAACGAACCGCTGCCCGACAGGTTGCTGGCCGACCTGACCGAGAGCGAGGCCTCCACCCTGCGTCAGGCCATCGACGAGGCCGACGAACAGGACTCCGATCCCCTGACCGGACACGCCGGTCGAATCCTGTGGTTCAACGGCCAGCCCCACTGGACCGAGTAAAGCACCCACCACCCTGCCCCTTGACGGGGACGGGGTGGCTTTGTTTCGACACCCTCTACACTGGAGCATGACATGGACCACGTTGCAACACTGGAACAACTGCTGGAGAGGTATCACGAGGTGGGGGGGAGTGCTGTCGTGGGCGCTGCACAGGACGCACATGATTTGCTGATGATTGTCAACGTCAAGGATGGCAGGTCATGGACCGACGATGAAACCCGACAGGCGATCAACGCCTGTTGCCACCTGCGCAATGCCATTGCGTTTCGCCAGAACGAGGTGCAGCGGAAGGCGTGATCCGCATCATCTGGCTGACATTCTGGATCACGATCTGCCTGTGGTGAGGCCTGGCCCCATCGCCGGCGGGTTGTGCTGCGCCGCCTGGATTTCACCGGGAAAAATTTCTTCGCAAACTTCAATAAACCCATGGCCCTCGAGAACCCAACGCCGTACACTGTCCGTACCCACTGCCTCTTACCAACAGGAGTACCCAATGCCCAAAGGACCACCATTCGTGACCATCAATGACAAGTACTGCGCCCAACTCCTCGCCGAGGAGCATGCTCGCCGCGGATTCAAGGGCAAGCAGAACCTTGCTCGCACCGCCACGACGATCATCTGTTCCCATCTCGAGATGCTCGCCCATCTCAGGAAGGAGAAGCTCATCCCCAAGCGTGTGACTCAGGCCACCCTCGACAAAGCCACATCCAACAGCTAACACCCAAGGAGCATGACCATGGCCGGAATTCACGAAGCGTTGTCCAACATCATGAAGGGGGTGGACAACATCCCCGCCCTCGACCGACACCCGCAGGGGTGGAACTACCGGGGGATGGAGTCGATCTATCGTGCGATGCACACGATGTTCGTCGAGCAACAGGTGGTGTGCATCCCCAACGTCAAGAGCATCGAACGGTTCACCCGTGAAACCAACGGTGGACTGTGGTATCACAGCATCGTCACCGTCGGCTACATCCTGTTGCACGCTGACGGATCCAGCATCGAAGGCACTGCCATCGGTGAAGGATCGAGCAACGTCGACAAGGCTACCGCCGGTGCACTCACTGACGCACACAAGCGGTTCCTGATTCAGACATTCATCGTGCCTGAGAGCGGCGAACAGGACACCGACACCACCAACCCGCCACCCACCACCACAACCCAGCCGCAGGGTCCGCCGCCGCCAGCACCCAACGCTCCGTCGGCAGGGCAGGACGACGTTCACACCGTCCAGTCCGTTGACATCAAGCGCAAGGCTCCCGAGGGCAGCGGCAAGACATGGGTGTTGCACACCATCACCACCGACAAGGGCCAATACGACACGTTCAGTGAGAGCCACGCCACGCTCGCCGACCATGCCTTCAAGACGCAGTCACCCGTTTGCATCAAGTACAGCGTAGATGCGAAGTACCGCACCAACAACCTTGAGGAGATCGAACCGGCGGATGCACCTGCACCCGAGCCGCCCGTCGAGCCCGCACCCGCCGCCACGGTGGAGATCACCATCGCCTCGTACGTGACGAAGGGCACACCCAACGGTGACGCTCACGTCGTGACCGATGACAAGGGTGTGACGTACGGTACGTTCGATGCCGACCTCGGCGAGCAGCTCAAGTCGCTGGCTGCAACCAACAGCAAGGCCATCCTTCGGGTGGACAACAGCAGCGGTCACGCCGTGGTTACCCATGTCACGCCCGACGAGGGAGCATGGTGATGGTTATACCCAACGACATCCTCGACATGGAGGTACTCTGCTCCATCCCCAAGGGTGAGTCGATGGCCCACCCCGTGTCCCTGATCAGGGAGGAGTGGAGCCTCAGTGCAGAGGGACTCAAGAAGATGATCGAACGTCTGCGCAAACAGAAACTGTATGTGTCGTATGGTCGTGTCGGCCACGCCATGGGATTCCACGTTTGGATACTGCCCTGTCACTGGGAACGCATTCACCTTGCATGCTGGACCTGGTGGCGCTCACATTACGGAGCTATCAGTTATGGATGAAGCACAAGATATCGGATACCCATTGGTCCCGGCGTTTCACCTGTCCTTGAACGAGATGAACAGTGCGTTCATGACGCACCTGTCCAACGTCCCTGCGTCAGCTGAACTCGTGCGGTTCTGGGAACTGGAGTCGTGGACCAAGCAACTGGCGAAGATGGCCAGCGAGTGGAAGCGTGCCGTGATCGACCGGTGGATCGAGGCGATGAACGAGCAGGGCATCAATGACTTCGTGGTTGGTGACAAGCGGTACTACATCGGCACTGACAAGAAGCACACCGTGCGTGACAAGACACGCCTGCTTCAGGCTCTGCTGGATCAGACCGGCGGTGACCTCGACGCCATCATCAACTGCCTGTCGGCCACCGCATTCAAGCACGGTGCTGTGAAGACGACGTTCGATGACGACGCCGTGTTTGAAACCCATTACGACATCACCACCGTCGAGGACATCAGGACCGGCTCGCCTCGCAAGGTGGTCAAGAACCTGCCGGTCGATGGAGTGTGACATGTTCGATCCACACGAACCACTCGCAGGGATCACCAAGGGTGAGTTCCTCTACATCAACGTGCTGAAGGCGGTGTTGTCGAACAACGGGTACACCGACGAACTCGACGGCAAGCAGTTGCTTGACCTGGTCGAGCGCATTGCCGGCGAAGCACAAGACCGCATCGACCTGAAGGGACGGTTCACATGAAGATACCGATTGAACTACTCGACACCGAGTCGGGGACGCAGGCACGGGCCATGCTCAACATGGACACCGTGCGTGAGTACGCCGAGGCGATGGAGGGCGGGGCACAGTTCCCGCCCCTCGTCGTCTTCAGGGATGAGAACGACAACATGTACGTGGCCGATGGATTTCATCGGGCGAAGGCGGCGATCATGATCGACCTGCCCGAGCTCGACTGCGATGTGCGTGCCGGTGACCGCAGGTCCGCCATCCTCCACGCCGTCGGAGCCAACGCCGACCATGGCCTGCCCCGCACCATCGCCGACAAGCGTGCCGCAGTGATGCGCATGCTCGACGACCAAGAGTGGGGCAAGCGCAACGACTGGCAGATCTCGCAGCAGTGCTGCGTGTCCGCCCCGTTCGTGAAGGCAGTGCGGGAGAAGCGGCAGGTCGCAGAGGATGCACCGCCTGACGTGCCGCACGACCTGCGTGAGGACTGGGCCGACGTTGCCGACAAGGGTGGTGACCCCATGGTCATGACGGATCCGGACAAGGGCAAGGTGGTGGTCGATGCAGACGAGCACCTGGCCGACGGCGGCGGCACGCCAAGTGACAACAAGCCGGTCGATGCCGTCGGTCGCATCATCGAAGACGATGCGATGATCGAGAACTTCCTGCATGAGAACGAGTTCAAGTCGGTGGCCACCATGGCACGAGAGCTCATCGCTCGTGTGAAGCAGCTCGACGTTCAGCCGTGGGCCGCACACTTCACCGGTCAGCAGGCGGTGATCGATCTTAAGAACGTGGTGCGTGCCGCCGTGGCGGCGCCGCCGTATGCACTGACCCCACCCAAGGCCGCTGAGAAGTCACGCAAGTGGAGGAACGTGGGATACATCACCAAGGATATGTACGAACGACTGCCCGAAGACCAACGCTAACGGAGACACTGACATGAGAGACTTCATCATCGGATGGATCGTAGGCATGGCACTCTGCGCCGTTGCCATCTGGCTCGGCCACCACATGGGGGTGACATACCCATGGAGATGAGGCCGTACCAGTCCGAAGCGCTCGACGCTATCCACACTGAATGGAAGGACCACCCGGCCACGCTGCTGGTCCTTCCCACGGGCACGGGCAAGACACACGTCTTCGCTCATGCCATCCACAATGAACACATGAGGGCGATGGTCGTGGCCCATCGCAAGGAACTGATCTATCAGGCACAGGACAAGATCAACCGGGTCACCGGCGTGCAGCCCGAGATCGAGATGGCCAGTCAGTGGGCATCCGAGGGCGGCATGCACGGCAACGCCGAGTGCGTGGTGTCCACCATCCAGACCCAGGTCAGCGGCCTCGGCGGCGACGGTCGCATGTCACGATTCAAACCCAACGAATTTGGGCTATTGGTTATCGACGAGGCGCATCATGCAACGAGCTCAACGTACAAGCAGGTCATCGACCACTACCAGCAGAATCCCGCACTCAAAACTCTTGGCGTCACAGCGACACCTGATAGGCACGATGAGGCGGCTCTTGGGCAGATCTTTGGTAGTGTCGCTTATTGTTACGAAATCCCAGATGCAATCAGGGATGGCTGGCTCGTACCCGTACGCCAGCAGGCCATCGAAGTTGATGGTCTTGATCTGTCGTCGGTACGCACGACGGCGGGCGACCTGAACGGCGCCGACCTCGCCGCCATAATGGAGTACGAACGCAACCTTCACGAAATCGCCGGCCCCATTATGGAGATCGCTGATGGACGACGAACCCTCGTCTTTTGTGCCTCTGTTAGTCATGCTGAACGACTCACGGACATCTTCAACCGCCATGTTCCAGACGCAGCCAGGTGCACGCACGCAAAAACACCTAAAGAAGAGCGTGCGCATACTCTGCGAGAGTTCTCCGACGGACGATGCCAGATTCTCTGTAACTGTGGTATCTATACGGAAGGATTTGACGAGCCGTCCATTCAGGTTGTCGCTATCGCCCGGCCCACTAAGTCACGCTCACTCTACGCTCAGATGGTTGGTCGAGGAACAAGAGCTCTGCCGGGAATCGTAGACGTACCGGCCAACCTGTTTGAAACACGGGGCATCCCCGATGCGGACTACCGGCGAGCGGCCATCGAGAAGTCCGGCAAGCCCAGCCTGCGTGTCATTGATTTCGTGGGCAACTGCGGTCGGCACAAGTTGGTCAACACCGCGGACATACTCGGCGGACAATACGACGACGAGGTGTTGATCAGGGCCACGAAGAACCTGCGTGACAGCGGGCGTGACGAGGACATGCTTGAGGAACTGGAGAAGGCGGCGCATGAAATAGAGGAAGACGAGCGCAAGCGCAGGGCGAACGAAGCACGGGTGCGTGCGGCGAAGACGAACTACCGTTCCGTCGATGTCAACCCGTTCGACGTGCTCGACCTGCGCCCCGTGCGTGAGCGTGGATGGGACAAGGGCAGGCAGCCCAGCGACAAGCAGCTCGAACTGCTGCGCCGCATGGGTGTGGATGCCGACGGCATGACATTCACCGAGACGCACCAGCTGGTCGGCGAAGTGCTGGGCCGACGCAAGAAGGGATTGTGCACGTACAAGCAGGCCAAGGTGCTGGCTCGGTACGGGTACGACACCAACGTGTCGTTCGAAGAGGCGAGCGGGATGATCGATCGCCTCGCCCGAAACAACTGGCAACCACTGCCCGACTTTGAGTCGGCCACCGTGGGGGTGCCGTGGTGACATGGACACACGTACCATCATCGATTCACCGGTAATGGGGTTTGCACTCTACAGGCAGCAGTTGCTTTCACGCTGCTGCTGGCTGACGCAATGGAGAACTCGCAATGAACAAGTGGATCAGAGTAACGAGGATGCAGCGGTGTCCGATATGCGGCAAGCCTGACTGGTGCCTGATTGCAAGGGACGGTGAAGCAGTGATCTGCTCACGCATCTCAGAAGGATCCGAACGGGTGGTCGGCGAGGCCGGTCACCTGCACCGGCTGGACGGTGACAGGGTGGTGGCGCATCGGAAGGATGACCTGCGCATACCCGAGCCACCGAAGATCAACTGCGCCGAACTGCACGATCGACATGTCAACTGGATCACGACCGAACACATGCAACAGTTTGCGCGTGACACCGGCCTGTCCATGATGGCGCTCAACGTGATCGACATCGGATGGTCGCCACGCCATCACGCTCTGGCATTCCCGATGCGCAGCCACGCACTGAAGGTGATCGGCATCAGGTTGCGTGCGGCGGACGGCAACAAGTTCTGCGTACGGGGCAGCAGGTCAGGGCTGTTCATTCAATCCGCAGGTAAGGACAGGTCGACACGCCTGCTTATCTGTGAAGGCCCGACCGACACCGCAGCGGCGTTCGACCTGGGTTACTTCGCCATCGGCAGGCCCGACTGTCGTGGCGGAGTGAAGTTCATCGAACGGTTCCTGCAACATCACAAGCGTGACGTGATCATCGTCGCCGACCGTGACGGGCCGGGGCAGGATGGAGCTCGCTCGCTTGCGGAAAAGATCGCACCGCAGAGCAAATCCGTAAAGACCATAACACCACCAGTCAAAGACCTTCGTCAGTGGCTGAACGAAGGCGCCACGCACGACGATGTAGAAAGGCTGATCAATGTCTGACACACCTCTGGTCATAGCGTATGGCGGCGGCACGAACTCGACGGCGATGCTGATCGGCATGCACCAGCGTGAGATCACACCCGACCTGATCGATCGTGCCATCCACATGGAAGAGGTGGCCGCTAACGCCGGCAACCTGAATGTGATCGCCGGTCTGGGCAGGCACTGGAAGTGGTCGGATGTAGTCAAGGCAGATGAAGATCAACTGAAGCTCATCCCCGATGCACCAGAGATACCCTGCATGTGCTTCGACGGTGAGACTGAAGATGACTTGGAGGGTTGGGATGTCTGACCTGCTCGTTGCATTCAGTGGTGGCAAGGACTCAACCGCCATGGTGCTGCGCATGGCCGAGCTCGGTGAGCGTGGTGTGTTGTGGTTCACGCCAGCGGGCAACGAACCACCTGAACTTCAGTCACACATCGAGTCCATACGTGACTACGTGCAGTGGCCGCTGGTTGTGCCGGATGCGCCGACACTGCGTGAGCTCATCGATGAGTTCAATGCCATGCCCAACGCACGCATGCGGTGGTGTACACGCCGCATCAAGATCGAGCCGTGCATCGTACACCTCAAGCGTCACCCTGGATCCACGCTGTGCGTCGGCCTGCGTGGTGACGAGGAGGAGCGGCAGGGACTGTACGGTGACTACGCCACCTATCGATATCCGATGCGTGAGTGGGGCTGGAGCATCCACGATGTGCGCAGGTATCTGGACGATGCCGGCGTGCAGGTTCCCAAGCGTACCGACTGCATGTGGTGCTACGCACAGCGGCTCGGTGAGTGGTATGACCTGTGGCGTGACCGGCCCGAGATGTACGCCGAGGCCGAGGCGCTCGAGGACCGCACCGGACATACGCTGCGATCGGACAGCAGGGATACGTGGCCTGCCGCACTGAAGGAGATGCGGATCAAGTTTGAAGACGAGCAACACCCGAGGACAGCGAAGATACAGTTACCCATGTTTGAAGAAGACGAAGACGAGGCCGGTGCGTGTCGCATCTGCCGCATGTAATACGAAAGGATCACACCCATGGCAAGGAAAACGTACGTTGTGCAGATGGAACACCCCGAGATCGAGTCATGCTGGGTTGACCAGCAGCAGGTGGCGGACACCACTACCGGTGACAAGTGGATCAGGGACCACGGCTTGGCCGATGAGGTTTACCGCACAGCATCGTATGTGCGAGCCGTCAAGCCTATGCCCAAGACTGTCCGCACCCTGGTCGAGGTGAAGCATGCCTAACTCACGCCAGAAGGGCGCCGCCGGCGAGCGGGAGTGGGCTCACTGGCTGAACGATCACGGTCTGGCCGTTGCTGCACGAAGGGGGCAGCAGCGGTCGGGTCTGGATCAGTCCGATGTGATCGACGGCATCCCCGGCACCCACCCTGAAGTCAAGCGTGTCGAGAAGCTGAACATTCACAGTGCGATGGACCAGGCGGTGAGTGATGCGGGCGATCTCATTCCTTATGTCGCACACCGCCGCAACCGAGGTGAGTGGCTGGTCACCGTGCGAGCCGAGGATCTGTCTGCGTTCGCATGGCGAGTCACCACCGTACCACCAAAGGATATGACATGACCACCCCCACGCCGGATGAGATTGCCACTGAACTGCGGACGAAGCTGGCTGAGTATGCCCACGGCTTGTGGTGGCTAGACCGAGACTGTGACCCGCCACCGTGGGAGAAGATTCGCCCGGAAGGGTTAAAGCACTGGATGGATGAAGCCGACCGCATCACCGCGATGTTCGTGGAGGCGGGGTGGGTGCGAAAATCAGACATAGGCATCAGCCACACGCCCGACGCCAGCGAGCCGCCTTGGTACGAGTGCGAGAAGTGCGGGATGAAGTACAACCTTGAACCCGCACTAATCAAATCAGGCGTACCACTGAACTGTATACGCCCAACTAGCTGCGGCGGACGTGTGCGGGAGGTGACGTGATGGACAACCTGCTCAACTACATCGTCGTCGGTGTTCTCATAATCATGGTGATTGTGATTGCCGTCTGCGAGATTGTGACATGACCCCTCCCCGCTGTGGCTTCCTGCCCTTCACACAGACACGGCTCCACGGAGCGGTGGGGCAGCGGCCCAGCGGGCGGGGTTTTGAAAGGACAGACGATGAGTCGAACCATAACAATAGATGACCTCGCGGGCTGCCTACGCGACTTTATCTCTACATCCTATCCGACACCGCCCATATTTGACCAAGACGAAGCCGTGGCGATGCTCGACTACATCACCGCCCACGAACAGTTCGTCAGGGACGTGGAGGGGGCGGCGTCAACCCACTCTCAGTCAAAGACTGGTGAACCCACATGGTGGTACGACGCCGACGCAATCGACGCCGCACTGAAAAAGGTACAGGAGCACACCAATGAGTGATATTTGCGTGGACCCACCTGCCGAAGCAACCTACTTCCATGACCGGGTGACGTTCCGGTGGGACAATCCACCGACCGAGGTGATTCTCGACCTCCGCCGACACAATGCAGCGATACTGCGGAAGGCGGCGAAGCACATCGCTGACTTCCCCGAAGCCGATGACTGGGTGGTGGAAGAACTCGACCGCATGGCCGACGAGTTGGAGGGCCAATGAGCAAGGCCACTGAACCACTCCTCGCCGGTACTGACATGGAGAGGCAACTCGTACTCGAGAAATCTGCCCTGCGTGATGGCGCCATACGCTACCGCCGACAGGTGCAGGCCACCATCCGCCGTGGTGAGGGTGCATCGCTCAAGCCCGCGGAGCAGTTCATCCACCACTGGATGAATCCCATGCTCGAGGCCATCGCCAACGAGAAGCGACTGTACGCCAAGAACCAGTTCGGCGACAGGTTGCACCGATCCATCTATGGCCCGCTCCTGGCACTGCTGCCGTCGGCACGCATCGCACTCGCCACCATCCACGAAACCCTGTCCATGTGCCTTGAGGATGACTGCGAGTTCAAGAAGGTGGCGTACGCAGTGGGTCGTGCCATCATCGCCGAGGCGAACTACGACCTGCTGCACGACAAGGGCGTCGGCAAGAAGTACGACGAGAAACCGCTGGCCCAACTCACGCTACGGGTGCGCAACCTCAACGCCACCAAGGTCAACTGGTGGGCCAAGCAGGAGCTCGACGATCCGATCGTGTCACGCAAGGTCACCATGCTCGTCGGCAACTGCCTGCTGTGGCTGCTCATCGGGTGCGCCAGCGCCGTGGACTACGACAACGATGAGTTTGTCCTCGCTTTCCACCACACCGTCGACCGCAAGAACAAGAGGAGCAAGGCGTACCTCCACCTCGACGACCGGATCACGAACGCCATCAACAAGGGCCATGAGTACCGCCAGTACCTGCGGCCACGCTACTATCCCATGGTGGTCAAGCCCTACCCGTGGTCGGCGGACGCCGAGGGCGGCTACACGTCCATCCGCACACCATTCATCACCCGGTCCAACCCCAGGCAGACCGATGCGATGTCGGATGCCAGCCTCGACAGGATCCACGACGCGCTCAATGCGGTGAACGCCACGCCATGGCGGGTCAACCACGACGTATGGACGGTGATGCGCAGGATCTGGGACACGGGCGGTGGCGCCGCCGGCGTGCCCCGTGCCGACGACCTGCCGTTCCCGCCCCAACCCGACGGTGTCGACGAACTTAAGAAGTGGAAGTTCGAAGCGGCACGCATATTCAAACGTAACAAGGCCGAGGGTACGGCGAGGCTGGCCCTGCTGTCCAAGCTCGACATCGCCAACCAACTGGTGGATGCGGAACGGATCTGGTTCCCGCATCAGTTGGACTTTCGGTCACGCATGTACCCCGTGCCCCTGCACCTGAACCATCAGGGCAACGACCACGCACGGGGGCTGCTCCAGTTCGCCGAGGCCAGGCCATTGGGCGACGAGGGGCTGCGTCAACTTAAGATTCACACCGCCAACATGTTTGGGTATGACAAGGCGACTTATGATGAGAGAGTCCTATGGTTCGGCGAGAACATCGAAGCGATTCGTGAGACGGCGGCACGACCCGTCGACTTCGACTGGTGGCATCAGGCCGACAAGCCGTTCCAGTTCCTCGCTGCCTGCATGGAGGTACACGACGCCACCCCTGACTCGGATTCATGTCTGCCGGTTCAGGTGGACGGCACCTGTAATGGGCTTCAACATTACGCCGCTATTCTACGTGACAGTACATCAGCAGGTTGGGTCAATCTTACCCCGAGCGATGCGCCATCTGACCTATACTCGCACATTGCCGAAAAGGTTGCTGTTCAATGTGAGATTGATGCAGGTGATGGGCATCCCGGTGCGCGTGCCGCTACAGGCTTTGTTACGAGGCAGGTCGTTAAGCGCCCGGTCATGACCACCGTGTACGGCGTGACGTTCATCGGGGCCAACCGGCAGATCCGGGCGGAACTGGAAGCCGCGGGTGTCACCGATCGGGAATCGCTGCGACATGGATCGTACTACCTCGCCAAGGTTGTCATGGAATCGATCGATGAGGTGTTCACGTCGGCTAACCTGTGCATGGACTGGCTCCAGCGGTGTGCCCGGCTGGTCGCAGGCAAGGCCAAGGCGTACATCCAGTGGACCACACCCATGGGCATGATCGCACTGCAGCCTTATGAAGCACGGGGGGACTGGTACGAGACGGCCACCATCACCGCAAGACTTCGCAGGTTGCACGGCCATCAGCCGCCGCCCCGATCTAATGAACATTCCAACGGCATCGCACCTAACTGGATCCATTCCTTAGATGCGTCACATATGATGATGACCGCCATCGAGTGTGCAAAGCAGAACATAACATTCGCCGGTGTGCATGACTGCTTCTGGTGTCACGCCTGCGACCTGCCCCGCCTCGCCGGGATCCTGAGACAGAAGTTCGTTGAGCTGCACTCGACGGACCTGGCCAGCGCCCAGCACCGGGAGTGGTCGCAGCTCTACCCGCAGGTCGACCTGCCCAATCCGCCGGCCAGGGGCGACTTCGACATCACGCAGGTACTCGACTCGCCCTACTTCTTCCATTGATATGACACTGCTCGTCCTGTTCATCGCCAGACCTCGAGTTCGCAAACGCAGATTCCGGTTCCGGCACATCCGGGCGATGAGGCGTCGGCCCCGGGCGGCGATGCAGCAGTTTCTGGGGTTCCTGATCTGCAGACTCTCCCGGTCGAAGCTCGTGCACTGCTCGATCAGCGACATGGAGATCGTGCTGGACGTCTCGCTCAAGGGCGACCTGTACTACGCACACGAGGCGTACATGCAGTTCCACCCCACGCTGGTTGACGCATTTCTGGTACACGGAAAGCCTGTAACCCTTGACCAGTACGGCGGTGCGCGAGCCAAAAAGGTGTGGCCCACCCTGTATAAGACACTGACGCGCGGCAATACCCGTTCGCGGGACTGCCTGTGCGTGACTCGACAGATTCTGGTTGACGCAGGGCATGATGTCCCTAAGAATGTTATAAGTCCTGCCGGCCTGTACCGCTGGCTTGAACAAAAGGGATACCCGCATGCCTCAATTCGACCACGACGTCATGCCGAGTGGTACGAGCCAGTTGCTAAAGCAATTGGACAAGCACACGCCAAGCGCTGAAGTCACACCGGGGATGGACGTCAACGATCCCGAGATCCGAACGCAGCTCGCCGCGGTCGCCGCCGTGCGCGGGTTCGTCAACGACCTGCTATTCTACTGGGACAGACAAACCAAGGAGTCAAGCGATGGGACCGGACATACCGGACGCACCTCCGCTGCAACTGCCGCCGGCGCCAAACCCTGACGACGACAACGACCTGCGGCGGCAGCAGGCACGCAGCATCAAGCAGCGTGCGAGGCAGAGCAGCTTCCGCATCGAGCCGGGGACCGCCGTCGCCTTGGGCAACACCGCATCACGATCGCCCCTGCCCTCCGAAACAGGACTAAGCATCCCGGTGTAACATGCCAGATAAACCTACCCTCAAGGCACAGTTCGACCAGGATCACACCGAACGACGGGAGATTCTGGAAACCGCCTCGCTCTGCGCCTCGCTGTCCAAGCCCAACATTCTGCCGCCATCGGGCCAGAAGGCGAACGAGCGGCTGCCCGAGAAGTACCAGTCGCTGTGCAGCCGGGGACTTGCCAACCTATCGGGCAAGATGCTCATGGCGCTGTACCCCGCAGGCTTCAGCTGGTTCAGTCTGGAGCTCGCACCCGAGTTCGAGTTCAACCCGAACACCGAGGCCACCGCCATTCAGGCCGGCAAGCAGAAACTGTGGCTGGACGAGGTGGTCGCCAACTCCAAGCTGGACTCGACGTCCAGACTCACACGCCGGGGACGCAGGGGAACCGGGTTCAGGACACACAAGCGTGCCGTGCTGGACCAGATCCTCGCCACCGGCGACTCGCTGGAGATGATGACCTCCGATTACCGGCTCAAGCAGTTCCGCCGTGACATGTACGTCACCCGGCGCAACAGTCCCGGCGAAGTGCTCTACCACATCACCCGCCAGAAGCTCGATTCGCTGTCCATGACCACCGAAATGCTCGATCGTGCCGGCCTCGAGCCCGAACAGACGGATCCGAACACCGATCCGGGCAAGCGGGTCGTCGACATCTACACCCGGTGCCAGTGGCAGCCACTGTCGAAGATGTGGTTGATCGAGCAGGAAGTCAACGACAACATCATCGCCGAGTCGACCGAGCCGGTGAGCCCGTTCTTCAGCACGGCATTCGAACTGGCACCTGAAGAGCATTACGGGCGGGGATTCATCGAGCTCAACCTGGGTGACGCACGCAGCCTCAACGAACTGTCGCTGCGGATCCTCGACTTCGCCGCCGTTCACTCCAAGATCCTGTGGGCCAAGGACTACTCGTCGAACATTCGTGACGTGGACTTCGCCAAGCCATCGGGCGAGGTGATTCAGGCCCGTGTCTCGGGCGGCGCCGTGCAGGATGCGGCGATCTTGCAGGCCAACAACGCACAAAGCTTCCAGGTCGTGGGTGCCGCACACACAGCGGTGCATTCGGACCTGTCCAAGGCCATGCTGATCGAGTCGGAGATCACCCCGACCGGCGAGCGGGTCACCGCCATGCAGGTGCAGAGGGTGGCACAGGAACTCGACGGCGCACTGGGCGGCGTGTATGCCCCGATCGCTGACGAACAGCAGATCCCCATGCTCAGACGCCTGATGTGGCAGCTTCAGCGTGACCAGCTGATCCTGCCGGTGCAGGACGGGGCGGTGGAGATGAACGCCAAGACGGGCCTGGCCGCACTATCAAGCCAGTCGAAGGCGAACGACATGCTCACCTTCGCCCAGATCATCACCCAACTGCCGCCGCAGGTCGCAGCCAAGATCGACTGGAACGTGTTCACCGACATCCTCGTGCGGGTCTACAACATCTCCGAACGCGGCCTGATCAAGAGTAAGGAACAGATGGATCAGGAAGCGGTCGCCGCTGAACAGGCTGCGATGGCACAGGAAGCGACAGCCAAGGGCATTGACGTCATAGGCAACATCACAGAAACTCAGGCAACACAAGAACAAGGAGCGGCCTGATGGCCCA